CTTACTCAGCCAGTCTATGTTGTCGAAGGTCCAATTGATAGCATGTTCATAAATAACGCAATTGCGATGGCTGGGGCAGATGTGAGTGGTCTTGACAAGATGTCAGCCGACTATATCTTCGTTTACGACAATGAGCCGAGAAGCGTTGAGATAGTTCGTCGGATTGATAAAACTATTGATAAGAACCATTCTGTGGTTATATTTCCAAATAGTTTTAAAGAAAAAGATATAAATGATATGATAATGACTGGTTTGAGCGTCGAGCAAGTTTCGGATATTATAAGTAATAACACGTTTAATGGATTAGCTGCAAAAGCTAAACTTACAGAATGGAGGAGGGTGTAAGTTTTCTCTTATACTCGTAGAACTAACTAAAATTTAGAAGGCGAAATATATGCTCGGTCTGCCAAGCAAGCACCTCGGTGTGCGAATAGATTACAATAGAGATGAAGTTATGACAGAACAAGCTGTCAAACTCCTCAAAGATTATTATTGTCGTGATGATGAAAAGTCCCCCCAAGAAGCATTTGCTCGAGCAGCTGTAGCTTACTGTTACGGTGATAAGGAACTTGCCCAACGCATTTATGATGGTGCGTCAAAAGGTTGGTTTATGTTTTCGTCACCAGTACTATCTAATGCGCCACTAGCTGGCGAAAAGGTAAAAGCATTGCCTATTTCTTGCTTCCTTACATATGTTCCCGATACGCTAGAAGGTCTGATTGATCACAGCGCAGAGTTACGTTGGTTATCAGTTAAGGGTGGTGGAGTTGGCGGTCATTGGTCTGATGTTCGGTCAGTATCTGACGTTGCTCCTGGTCCGATGCCCTTTCTACACACTGTAGACAGCGATATGACTGCGTATCGTCAGGGCAAAACCCGCAAAGGTTCATATGCATCATATATGGATATCTCTCATCCTGATATTGTTGAGTTCCTGAATATGCGCATCCCTACAGGTGATGTGAATCGTAAGTGTCTAAACCTACACCATGCGGTCAACTTGACTGACGAGTTTATGGAAGCTGTGCGAGATAACGCTGACTGGGATTTGAAAGACCCTAATAAGTCAGAGGTCAGAGAAACTACTAAAGCACGTAAGTTATGGGAGTTAATCCTAGAGACTCGATACCGTACTGGCGAGCCATACCTAAACTTTATTGATACTGCGAACAGAGCATTGCCTCAGGCGCAAAAGGATTTAGGTCTTAAGATTAATGGGTCTAATTTGTGTAACGAAATACACCTAGCCACTAATGAAGACCGCAGTGCTGTATGCTGCTTATCTTCACTAAACTTGGAGAGATATGATGAGTGGAAAGATTCAACGATTGTTGCTGATCTTATCCGTTTCTTGGATAACGTCTTGCAGTTCTTTATCGACCACGCAGGTGATGAAATCTCAAGAGCAAGATACTCTGCAATGCAGGAGCGGAGTCTCGGTCTCGGGGCAATGGGCTATCACAGTTACTTGCAGAAACACAGAGTTGCATTTGAATCTGAATATGCAGGGGAGCTGAACAAGGTAATCTTTAAGGATATCCAAGATAAAGCTATAGCTGAGTCGATTAATATTGCTAGCGAGAAAGGTGAGGCTCCAGATATGGCAGGTACAGGTCGAAGAAATGCCCACCTGTTGGCTATCGCCCCAAATGCTAATAGTTCATTGATCGGTGGGACGTCACCGTCAATTGAGCCATGGAAAGCAAACGCATTTACGTCTCGTACACGTGCTGGTTCGCACCTGACCAAGAACAAGTATCTCGAGCAAGAACTTGAACAAGCTGGAAAAAATAATAGTGAGATTTGGTCGTCTATTATTACCAATGGAGGCTCAGTAATGCATCTTGACTTCTTGTCAGATCATATTAAGTCAGTGTTTAAGACAGCTATCGAGATGGATCAGGATATAATCGTTAAGCAAGGCGGTGATCGGCAGGAATATCTATGTCAAGGTCAGTCGCTAAATATCTTTTTCCCAGCAGGAGCGACTAAAGCGTATCTCCATAAGGTACACTTCAATGCTTGGAAGTACGGCACTAAAGGATTGTATTATTTAAGAACAGAAACATCTAATAAAGCCGAGAACGTTGCGTCTAAAGTTGCACGTGACAGATTGGCTGAATTCAGCGACACTGCTGCCGACGAAGAATCGCAATCAGACTGTGTGAGCTGCCAAGGATGACTCTTCCAATCGAACGAACATGGGCAATCAAAAATACACAATCCTTTTTGAGGGACTTGTTGGACCCAAAGAAAACTCCACGAGTTCCTTCGGCAGTAAGGAAAGAAGCATACCGTTGCCTGAAGCACTATCCAGGTGATTATCATATGGAACAAGCACAAATAAAAGCGCCAACAGTGTTTGGCGAACATAATAACTAGGAGAGAGCATTGGACGTAACAATATATAGCAAAAGTAACTGCCCATTCTGCGAGAAAGCCAAGTTTTGGTTCAAATCTCATGGGTACACATATACCGAGATTAATCTTGATGATGAAGAACAGCGTATGGCATTCTATCAAAAGATTCCAGGCGCAAGGTCTGTACCGCAGATATTTATTGATGAGAAGTTAATCGGTACATATGATGACTTTATGAAAGTCGCTGACACATACGTCAAGAAAGAGGGCGGTTTACTACAGTTCTCAGAGACATATAAGCCATTCCATTATCCTTGGGCTGTAGACATTACTACTCGTCACGAAAAGGCGCACTGGATTGAAGACGAGATCGACCTGTCAGAAGATGTAACTGATTGGAAGATGGGTAAAATGACTCCCGTAGAGAAAGAATATGTTACCAATATCCTACGCTTGTTCACTCAGTCTGACGTTGCTGTTGGTCAAAACTATTATGACCAGTTCATTCCCAAGTTCAAGAACAATGAAGTGCGTAATATGCTTGGTTCGTTCGCAGGGCGTGAGGGTATTCACCAACGTGCGTATGCGCTACTTAATGAAACTCTAGGGTTATCTGATGCTGAATATCATGCGTTCCTTGAGTACACTGAGATGGCTGATAAGATTGACTTTATGATGGAAGCTGATACTTCTACAGTTCGAGGTCTAGGGTTATCGGTGGCCAAGTCAGTATTCAACGAGGGGGTGGCATTATTTGCATCATTCGTTATGCTGCTCAACTTCCAGCGTTTCGGTAAGATGAAAGGTATGGGTAAGGTTGTAGAGTGGTCAATTCGAGACGAGTCTATTCACGTTGAAGGCAACTCAAAATTATTTAAAGCATATTGCGCAGAGCATCCCAGGATTGTGGATGAAGAATTCAAGAAAGATATATATGAGATAGCGAGACAAGCTGTTAAGCTGGAAGATAAGTTTGTTGACCTTGCGTATAAGATGGGTGCTGTTGAGGGTATGGAAGCCTCGGAAGTGAAACAGTATATCCGCTATATAACTGATCGACGTTTGTTACAACTTGGATTGAAAACAAACTTTAAAGTAAAAGAGAATCCATTACCATGGCTGGAATGGGTACTTAATGGTGCCGACCACACCAACTTCTTCGAGAATCGGGTTACTGAATACGAAGTTGCTGGACTAAAAGGTGGTTGGGAAGAAGCATATGCCTAAAGGAAATCTAATGGACGAAATAACATACGAACTAATTTGTGATGACTGTGGTTCGGAATATACTATAGTTCAAAGAGTAGAGGCAGACTCTGTTGAGGAGCTGCCAATATATTGCCCATATTGTGGTGCTGGAGTTGATGTCGACAACCTTGAAGAGGATGCTGACGAATTAGATAAATACCTTGATGAGGATGATCTAGACGAACTAGATTTTGATGTTGACTAACATAAAGGTTTTATTATGGCTACACCGCATGACATTCCATGGAATTACAACCACAGACCCTTCGATTTAACAGAAGACGAACTCAAAGAATATGTTGGGTTCGTTTACCGTGTAACTGACCTCACCAATGGGGTTGGTTATATTGGTAAGAAGTTCTTCTGGCGACCTAAGACACTACCTGTCACCAAAAAGCGCAAGCGAAAGATAAAGACTAAAGTACAATCTGACTGGCAGAAGTATTTTGGTTCTAGCGAACAAGTTAAGCTGCTTGTTGAGCAAGGCACGCCATTTAAGCGTGAGATACTACGGCTCTGCCGTACCAAGGGCGAATGCTCTTACTTTGAGACCAAATATCAGTTTGACAATGATGTATTATTGAGTAATGCATATTATAATGAGTTTATCGGGTGTCGTATTCACGCTAAACATTTGGGCAATATGAAAGAGGAATATAACCGTGAGCGAGAAAGTTAAGCTATTCATAGGAACGTCATCAAATGGTGAAGATGCTCTTATTGAAATGGCGTATGAGTATTCCCTAAGAAAAGAAACTGACCGTGATCTAGAAATAGTATGGATGCGCCAAACTAATGACTCTAATTCGTTTTGGCACGGATTTGCTGATCAGCGATGGTCAACTCCATTCTCAGGTTTTCGATGGGCTATCCCCGAGTATTGTAACTTCGAGGGTCGGGCTATTTACACTGACGTTGATATGCTAAACTTTCATGACATCGGCGAGCTGTTCGATATGGATATGGGCGATAACTGGATCCTAGCTAGAGACGGCAAGCGATTCGGTGGTAAAGAGTTCTGCGTAATGCTATTTGATTGCTCTAAGTTTAATGGCAGAATGATGTCATCAAATGAATGGAAAAAAGAACCAACAGCCCATCACCAATTTATCAATACATTTTCCAACCAAAACAATCCCTATGTCGGGAATCTAGACCCTGCTTGGAACAGTCATGATAGAGACGTGTTCCCATTCAAACAACTACACTACACCAATATGCCCACTCAGCCATGGAAGCCAGCTTGGTTTACAGGCGAACCCCAAGATCACCCTCACCCAGATTTAGTAGAATTATTTTGGTTATACGTTGACATGGCGAAGCAAAACGGTTATAATATAGATGACTATGCTGTAAATCGTAATGTTAAATATGGGATTATTGGAAGATGATAAATGTAGAGGAGAAATTGGTTTTAGTTACTGGTGGGTTTGACCCAATACACTCTGGTCATATAGAATACTTTGAGGAAGCCAAGAAGCTCGGTGATCGTTTGATTGTTGGGGTTAATTCTGATGATTGGCTCACTCGTAAGAAGGGTAAGCCATTTATGCCATTTGCTGAGCGAACTAAATTGGTGGGCGCTTTGAGATGCGTTGATACTGTGGTGCGGTTTGACGATAATGATGACACAGCATGTAAAGCCATCTCCGATCTACTAGATAGGTGGCCAAAGATAGTATTTGCCAATGGGGGTGATAGGACTGATGGCACCAACACCCCTGAATACAAAATGTATGGCAATGACCCACGAGTTGAGTTTGTTTGGGGCATAGGTGGCTCTAATAAGATGAATTCTAGCAGTTGGATCCTTGATGAATGGAAGACACAAAAGACTGAACGACCTTGGGGAAATTGGCGTGTCCTTGATGACAAAGGAACAGTCAAAGTTAAGGAATTGGTCATCGAACCTGGACAAAGCCTGAGCGATCAGCGCCATGAGCATAGGTCTGAGCATTGGTATATCCTTAAAGGCAAGGTGACGATTGAGGAAGAAGGAGAGAATTGGGGCGTTATCAGTTTGCATGAGAATATGACTCACGTGATTCCAAAAGGAACATGGCATAAAGCAACAAACAAAGGCAAGCACCCTGCACATATACTCGAAGTTCAGTATGGGGATACGTGCGTTGAAGAAGACATTGAGCGGAGATAATATGAACATATCAACAGTAACGTCATGGAATAATGACTTGTTTGAAAAGTATGCATTTAGGTTCTATGAAACATACAACTGGGGATTCCCTCTTGTGGTTTATAATGAAGACGAAAATATGTACACTGACGTTCCTCAATGTAAGGCATTTGTCGACCGCCACAAGTCCAACTTCCAAGGCAATTATCGGTTTGATGCTGTTCGGTTTTGCTATAAGGTCTACGCATATACTGACATGATACTCAACAGCGAAGCTGAAGATGGAATTATATTCATTGATGCTGACAGCGTGTTCCATGGGAAGGTTGATCTTGATTGGGTAAAGCAATTCATACACCGTGGCGACTGTATGATGACATATCTTGGGCGTGGCGATCACTACAGTGAGTGTGGGTTTATATACTTCAATATGAACCATCCAGAGATTAAGAACTTCGCCAGAGAAATGCAGGATATGTATAATACTGATCAATTGCTAGGCGAAGCTGAATGGCACGACTCTTGGATCTTTGATGTTGTCCGTAAAAGGTTTGAGTCAAAGGGAGTTAAGAATTACAATATAGGCGATGGGCAGTGGGGGGAAAATGGCCACGTTCAGGCAAGGTCTATTTTGGGTACTGTGTATGACCATACTAAAGGCGCTCGTAAAATAGAAGGAAAATCACCTGAAAATGATTTCTACAATGACTAAAGAAGACTTTTATCACGACTTCCTTTTAATACGCCAAATGCGAGCGCCAACTAGGAAACGATATCGTATGCTAGGCGAGCTGTTTGCTGTTAATCCTGACGCATGGCGTGTAGTTGGTATTACTGAAAACGCACTAAAAGTATTTGCTGAACACGACTTTAAGCGTGTAAGTCGAATGGGAATTAATCGTAGTCACCTAGTAGAGCGTGTTCAAACATACACCACTATGCTCGAAGGTTCTTTGATGGAGTGTGAAGATTGGTGGGACTTTTATGTTGACACAGATAAAACTGTTCTAGCAACATCTACAGAGAACATGGGCAAAGGTGAATGGAGCAAGGTGTATGATATTGATACTAGCTTGGGACTGTTCCGAGGTCAAGGGTTTGCTTGGCGCCACAAAGAACCAGAGATAAACTTCCTAAAAGAAACAATTAATACTTTACTTTCATGAAAAAATAAGTTATAATTGATGTATAACTATTGAGGGTAATATTATGTTAGATTTTTTATATTCTGTTATTCAAATCTTATTGACCGCTTCGGTTATTCTTTTCGTGTGCTTCATTATAGCTCAATTGCCTGAAGGGTTACGAGAACGCCAACAGGCTTGGGAACAGCGTCGAGCCAAGAGAAATCAAGAGAAATTAGATTTCGAAGAAGCTAAGATGAACGCAGGTATCAAACGTGGCGAAGAATAAGTTAGATGATCCTGATGAAAAAAAGCCTGAGTATGATTGGACAGACGATGAGTTCTATGATGGCGCTTGGAGTTGGGTTGATGAATGCGAACTCGATGAGGTAGAAGATGAAAACAAATAAGCTAGAAAAGTTATTTGACCGACTTCGAGAAGAGGGTTGGTATTGTGGATGGGCGCATACTTGTTGCCAATCTTGCGCCTGGATGGATGTCCCTGATTACTTTGATGCTAAGTATGATAAGGATGGATATCTCATCCGTGAAGATAAAGACGGTAATGAAATAGAGTACGAGGAAGTTGACCTCAGCAAAGTCTTATTTAATCATGAGCAAGACTGTTGTATTGATGAGGAAGATTGGGAAGGCGATGAAGACGATTATTATGATATGCTTGAAAATTATGATGGGGATGGCACTATGCCAACTTTCACTCCCGATCAAATCACCAACTCAACCTTCTGCTTTGATGGTCGTAAGGAAGGAGTTAAGAATTTAAAGGCGATCATCCATATCATTGAAGAATGTGGATGTGAGATACATTGGAACGGAAAGGGCGATACACGTCCGACGATTACTTGGGAATAATATGGGAATATACAATACAGAAGGACATGGTCTCAACTATGACTTTATGGGCGCTGCCGAACTAATCGCAACAGTTGATAACCTGAGCAAAGCCCCAATGGATACCATGATTGAGTTGGGGTGTGGCGATGGTGAATTGACGTCATTATTTGCTATGTCGCATCTGTTTAAAGAAATACATGCGATAGGTGATGGCGTTCATCCAAACTTCTATCACAATACTCAGCACTGGGGCAACATCACCAAATCATTCGGCGATGCTGACCTGATCCTTGGCGACGAGAGCATAGACTTCGTATATATACATGGTTCGCACGATATTGATCAGGTTGCTAAGAAGTATTTGCCTAAACTGAAATCGGGCGGTATGATCGGGGGTAATGGATATCTCCTTAATAATCAAAAAGTTATGGTTGAAATAGAAGATACGCTCGGAGAACCTGATGCGGTATTCTGTGACAGCAGTTGGATAAAGGTAGTCAAATGAAAGAAGCTGGCAAGTTAATAAAGAATTGTATTGAAACGCCTGATGGTACAGTATTATACTCACGTTCTGTACACGATTATGTTTCGCATTTAGATGAGAATGGTAAGACATATTTTACTGATGGTGGATTAGAATACGTCAGATGCTCTGCGCATGGTGATGAAATCCATCATTGCGTATGGGATGACGAGCCGTTTGATAAAGTTCGAGAATCAGTCGAATGGGGTACTTATGGGAAAGACGGTGACCAACCTTTGTCATATGTTAAGTTGTCAGATATGTCAACTGATCACATTATCGCTGTGTTAGATAATGTAGATAATGTTAGACCAGCATTTAAACGAGCCATGCGCTTAGAACTTGAATTAAGAGAGATAAAGGAAGAATATGAGCAAAGTTAAATTAATTGCGTTAAGTAAGCCCAATGCAGAAACTGGATGCCACACAGCTGAGGAGCTGATCGCATATGCTGCTCGAGTCAGCAACCCAACTAACCAAGGCAATAAGCAGACTGCTGGTAAACTGGTGCGATACTTGATTAAGGAAAATCATTGGTCACCGCTTGAGATGGTTCATATGACCCTTGAGATTACAACGACACGTGATATCAGTCGTCAGATAGTTCGTCATCGGTCATTTTCATTCCAAGAGTTTAGTCAGCGTTATGCCGAGAGCGAGACTTTCGTCAATCGAGAGGCGAGACTACAAGATACTAAGAATCGACAGAACTCAGTAGTGACTGACGATAAAGCTCTGGCTGAGATGTGGCAAATGAAACAAGCGAAGGCTACATCTGAGGCGCTTGCCGCTTATAGATGGGCGTTGAGTCGTGGCATTGCTAAGGAACAGGCTCGAGCTGTGCTTCCAGAGGGCAATACGGAAACCACATTATATATGGCTGGTTCTCTGCGTTCTTGGATTCATTACTGCGACCTTCGTAGGGCGAATGGAACTCAGAAAGAGCATATGATCGTAGCTGATCAGTGCTGGGATATTATTAAGTCGCATTTCCCTGATATTGTAGAGGCTGTTGATGGCGAATAAGGTTATGAAGCGTACTCCGCATACTATGCGTGACCTGTATAGGATATTGCTCGAGGACTTTAATAAGAAGCCAAAGGAAAAGTTTGACGGGATATACTTGGTGTATCCTAACGTGAAGATCTCACTCAGCTCAGTTGATGATGAGTGGTTCATCTTTAAAAACAAAGAAAGGTTCTCGGTAGACACCAAAGAACTAAAACAAAACATTGATAAGTATTTGAAGAGGTAGATATGTTAAGTAAATTTATGAAGTCACGTGCTGCTATTGGCACAGGTTTAACGATTGGTCTGTTTGGTCTAGTTACTGGTATCGTATTATTCGATCCTGTACAGCTAGTAGTGAGTGTTGCTCTAATCGGTACTGAAATTGATCAATGGATGAATAGGAAGGATGACTAATGCCAATTAAGTTTAAACAAAGTTCAAGAAAGAAAGATGGACGTATGCAGAATTATTACATGCACGCTACACCAGTCGAAGAGTTAAAAGAGGCGCTAGAGAAAGACAATACGCCAAACAAACTAAAGCATAAGATCAGAAATTATCTGGTGAAGGCAGGATTATAAAATGAGTGATGATTTGGAATGGGAAGCGGTTCTTACCGACAAAGATGGCAATCCATTGAGTGATGAAAACAATCCATTAGGTATCCGAGTGGGCACGAAGCCACCAACACCAACGCCACCACCACCACCAACTCCTGGAATGAATCCTAACGGTACATATGCCAAGTCAAAAGGCGGTACTGAAATGATGGCTGAACGAATACATGAAGCGTTGGTAGAATCTGGTTGTGAGGACAAAGTCAACGTCATACATTCACGTGTTCGAGAGATTGATCCCGATAAAAAGAATGTATATGTTGTTCATGATACATGGCGAGACCCAGAATGCGGTCACCTAAAGATTGAGGAAGATCGTAAGCGGTTTGATAAGATTGTATTTGTCAGTAATCAACAGATGCAGTCGTTTCATATGGGGTTAAATGTGCCTTATAGCGAATCTCTTGTTATGAAGAATGCTATTGACCCAATTGAATTGACAGAACCCAAACCGACTGGTAAAGTCAATTTAATCTATCATACAACTCCTCACCGTGGTCTTGAGTTACTTGTTCCTGCCTTTGAGTATATGTGTGAAAGATATCCTGACATTGACCTTCATTTAGATGTATACTCGTCATTTAAGATATATGGTTGGGACGAACGTGACCAGCAGTATGCAGGTTTGTTCGACAAGTTGAATGATCACCCTCAAGCCACATATCATGGATACCAGCCTAATAGTGTGGTGAGAGAAGCGCTGAAGAAAGCGCATATCTTTGCTTATCCTAACATTTGGCCAGAGACTTCGTGTATAGCAGCACTAGAAGCTATGAGCGCTGGTTGTGATATTGTTTGTCCTAACTTTGAAGCATTGCCCGAAACTACTGGTGGATTTGCTACAGAGTATCAATATTCTGAGAATGCGCAAGAACACTTGAATACCTTTGCCACAGCATTAGATTGGAGTATTAACAATATCAACCATGAGTATACGCAAGGTAAGTTACAAGCAGCGAAGCAAGTGACTGACAATCAGTATAATTGGCCAGCACGTAAGGCTCAATGGATTAATTTATTTAAAGAACTTTGTCGAGAATAAATGCTTTACTTTTATGTTATAATCGGGTATACTAGCTGTATATTCAAATAAGTGAGACTTTCATTATGGCTAAAGAACCAGATAAGTATGTAAGAAAGAAAGTGCGTAAGGCACGTAAACCCATGTCCCCCGAGCAGAAGGCTGCAGCATCTGAGCGCCTTCGTATTGCTCGGGAGAAGCGGTTGAAAGAAAATCCACCCCAATATAAGAACATTCACGCTGACGTTCTCGCACTTGACGATGAGCATCCTCTGCGTATGGAAAGAGTTAAGGTATGGATTAAGACTCAACGTGAGATTGCTGCTGAAGAACGTAAGCAAGAGCGTGCCGGAGTTAAGGGTGCTACTATTAAGCGCATTCGTGCTGAGAACTATGCTCGAATGATGCAATCGTATCTTGAGAGTAGCACTTGGACTGATATGTTCTATGGGGAGTACGGTGAGCATCGAATGAATCGCATTTGTACCACTATGGCGTATGATGCTAATGGTGAGCCCAAAAGATGCTACGGAACGTTCTATATGGATCTGGGTTACATTTATGGATACCCTGAGGAAAAGGGCGGTAAACCAAATGATTGGACTCCTCCTGAAGAGCGTGAAGAGGGTGCGGTTAAGACTCAATCCAACGACTTGGAGAACTTCTTTGGGTGATATAGTAGATATCCGTGACCACTTGCTTAAGAAACGAGTTGAAGAAGCAGGCGGGAAGGATTATGTAGAGGGAATGCAGGCTGAGCATGAGGCAGAGTTAGAGAATGTTGAGGAAGAGGTTCGGGGATTCTGTGACAGTATTATGGATGACTTGATTGAATTTGACATAGCTGACGAAAGCGTTGAGTTCTCGACTGACTTTATATTCATGACTGAAGCACTAAGGTCTCTCATCATGAGGGCAAGAGGGTTTGAGCATTTCGTACAAGGTGTTGCTGATACTCTCATAGAAGTTGAGTATGATGAAGAAACTGACATGATCAACGGTAAGTGGAACATTGATGGGCTTTTGGGCAACGACCCTGTCATCGAGAACTTGCCGCCAGAAGCATTCGTTGATACTGACGAGTTGGCTAAGGCTCTTCTTGATGATGAAGAGCCAGAAAGTTGACTTTTGATCAAAATTAGTGTATACTATATGAATAAATTAATTAATCCCCATATGTAGGGGACTGAGGTGTCAGATTATACTCTTAGATTTAAACCAAGTAATGATCGCGAATATGATGAAGCAACTCGCGATGAGTAATGCGCAGTTTAGTGAGGATTTAGCTAGACATATGGTACTCAACAGTATCAGAAGCTATAAGACTAAGTTCGGTGCTAAGTATGGTGAGATGGTCATATGCTGCGATGATCGTGACTATTGGCGCAAGGGT